CAATGGCACTTGAAAGTTATAATACTGCTCGTGCACAAAAGTTAAATGACATGTTTCCCAAAGATAAAGGGGATGACCACAGTGATAAAATTAACATATCATGATAAATTTAAAAACAACCGAAACATCTATATTTGATGCCAATGGGTTTTGGAAAAAAATAACACAAATTGATAATATACGAAATGAAAAACTCATTGACGTTTTCCCCGAATTAGAGTGTTTGGTGAATTACCAATGATAAAGGATAAATTCGGACAATACATCTACGATGAGGATGATGTTAGTGATATTATTATGCAAGGAATTGATATCACATCTTCCCAATTTTTAGTAAATGGGGTTAATGTGTCGAATGTTAATAATTACACAGGTACCCAAACCGTAGTGCAATACGTTGAACCATCCGATACTGTCTTTGAATTTGATAGAAAAAATCAAGAAAATTGGTATATGCCAAATGAGTACAAAGATTTAGATATCGCTGAGTACATATTATCGGAATGCAACACTGATGCGGAACTCCAACGATGTGGGTATGAACTTATTATGTATCAAGAACGAAGTTTATTTAACCTATTGAAGTACATGAAATACCTAGTAGATACTATGATACAAAATAACATAATATGGGGGGTTGGGCGTGGGTCAAGCGTTTCTAGTTATGTATTGTATAAATTAGAAGTTCATAAAATAGATAGCATATTCTACAATTTAGACGTAGGTGAATTTCTACGTTAAATACATGTAATTAATTAATATCGAGGTACAGAAAATATGTCAAGTAAATTATATCGGTCAGCACTTGGAAAACCCGTTGATATGGGGGCATTATTATTAAAAAATGAGAATGTGCGGGCAGTCGGAAATATGGGGGTGAATGCAAAGGGTGATGTGATTGATAAGAAAAATGAGACCATTACATCGAAGGCGCACCAAGTTAATCAAAATTATAGAAAGCAGATTAGAAACCAAATAGAAGATGTTCCGGTGGGCGGGAAGATAGAAGTTGCGGTGGTTGATACGACGATAGAAGGGTTTGATACACCATTAGAATCAACGAAAGAAGTGGTTGAAGTTGCGCCAAAAGTAAGTGAGGAAACCCCTACTAAATCCAAACCTAAAAAAGGCGGATTAGCATCAGCAATTGCTAAAGCAAGAGAAGTAGAACAGAAAAAAACAGAAACACCACGAGAAAAGTCACGTGGTAAAAAAGGAGTTAAAAAAATCTAATGGCATCAATTAATACATACAAAATCGATTCAATTAAAGCACTGCACGATAACATACTAGTAAAGGATATGCATTTTGGAGAGAGATTCACTTCCAATGGTATTATTCTTCCGGGTGACGATAAAACATCTACTGGCATTAGACCTAGGTGGGCGGAAGTATATGCAATCGGTGACAAACAAACTGATGTGTCTGTGGGGCAGTATGTACTGACATCACACGGTAGATGGACACGTGGTATTAAAATTGAAGTTGGCGACACTGACTTGACATTGCGCCGTGTGGATAACAATGATATTTTATTAGTAAGCGACGTAAAACAGATTGATGATACCCACACTGATGCAATTGTCGTAACATCTGATAGAGCACGTATTCATGGGTCAATGCACAACTCACATAATGCTTAATAATATTCTTAAATATAGTGAATGATTGAAGTATTGATTCATGGTGATTGCTTGGACGAAATGAAGAAGATGGCAGATAATTCTGTTGATTTTGCGTTCACATCTCCACCATATAATAGAAAACGCAACGACAAATACGACCACTACGATGATATAGTTGATGACTATTATGCGTGGATGTGCAATGTGATAGATGAATTGATACGAATTACCAATGGCAATGTATTCTTCAACATACAGAAAAACTTTTATAATAAAAAAGATGTTTTCAATCTTATTGGGAAATACAGCGATGCAATACAGGAAGTAATTATATGGGAGAAATCCAACCCAATGCCAGCATCAGGTGGTAGCATTACGAATTCGCATGAATATATAATTGTGTTTGGTGAAGCATCGTTAACATCCAACAGTACATATACCAAAAACACAATAACGACATCCGTAAACTCTAACATGCCAAAAAATCACAAAGCAGTAATGCATCGTGAGGTTTCTGATTGGGTAATTGAAAACTTCACAAATGAGAATGATACTGTGTTGGATTGTTTTATGGGCACTGCAACAACTGGAATGTCATGTAAATCGATGAACCGAGGGTTTATCGGTATAGAATTAAACGATGTTTATTATAAGGTATCATCTGATAATATGCGAGAGACAAAACAGTCAAATAAAATCAACATGTTTAAAGAATTATTCTTCTAACATAATATTAACTAAATAAAAATACAAAATTTCACACAAGGAGAAGAAGATGAATTTGCAGAAAATGACAAAGAAACAATTGGAAGCACATGGTAGAACTATCGGCATTGAGTTAGACCGCAGGAAATCCAAAAAGGATATGATTACTGAACTTATTAAAGCATCGAAGACTGCTAAAAAGAAAGCACCTAAAAAGAAAGCATCATCAGTAGCAAAGAAGAAAGCACCTGCTAAGATTGTTGGTAAACCAACCCCCCCTACCAAAAAGAAACCTGCGTACGTAGCACCAAAACACTCATTTTGGGACAAAGTTAAGAATTATTTTTCCTTTTAATAAGTTATAATATAGTTTTTTAAAACAGATTATATTATGAAACAATTGTGGACTGAAAAGTACAGACCATCTACTGTAGATGGATATGTATTCAGAGATGATGTACAACGAAAACAAGTACAGAGTTGGATAGATGATGGTACCATACCGCATCTTCTTTTCAGTGGTTCAGCAGGTGTTGGTAAAACAACATTGGCGAAGATACTAATCAACTCATTGGGTGTTAATAAGTTCGATACCCTTGAGATTAATGCGAGTCGTGAGAACAGTGTAGATACCATTAGAGACAAGATTACTAATTTTGTTGGTACCATGTCGTTCGGCGAATTTAAAGTTGTACTATTAGATGAGGCGGATTACATATCCCCCAATGGGCAAGCCGCGTTGCGTGGTGTAATGGAGACATATGCATCTAATGCAAGATTCATTCTAACATGTAATTACCCAAATAAAATCATCCCTGCGTTACACAGTAGATGCCAAGGGTTTCATATTGAGAAGGTTGATAAAACCGATTTCACATCGAGAATCGCACAGGTACTAATTGATGAGAACGTTGAGTTCGACCTAGATGTACTTGATAGTTATGTCAAAGCAACATACCCAGACCTCCGTAAGTGTTTAAATATGTGTCAGATGAGCAGTTCTGATGGCACATTAACTGCCCCCAACGGGGATGAGGGTGGGATGCAAGATTATAAATTAAGTGCGGTTAACTTATTCAAAGAAGGTAAGATTAAGGAAGCGAGAAAGTTATTATGTACTAGTGTCAGACCCGATGACATGGAAGAAGTGTACCGATGGTTATATGATAACTTAGACTTGTTTGGTGATACTGATGAAATGAGGGACAAAGCAATCCTATCAATACGTAATGGATTAGTTAATCATAGTTTCGTTGCTGACCCAGAAATTAACCTTAGTGCTACATTGGTTGAACTAACAACTTAAAATGTATAAATAGATACATGAAAAAGAACTTTTTAGACAACGACGTTGATTACTGGCAAATATCAAAAACAATCAAAGACCTGTACCTAAGTGATGGTAGTGTAAACGCATTACTAGATTTTGAGAGGGTGTTGGATGAAATTGATATCTATGCATTCCAAAATTGGGATTTAGGCGAATTAGTACAAGGTCCAGAAATTGGACGTTATACAGTAACGTGTACATTCATGTGGTTAGCAGATAGTATGCCCGACCCTCGTGGAGCAAAGCGTTTACTCCCATTCGATTGTACAGTCAAGTACAAGAAATCAACAATGAAAATCCCTATTAAAGTTATGACATCTGATGACTTTATCGATGGTACAAAGAAACCAAAGATTATTGAGAAAGACATTTGGTTAGTTGAAATTACGATGCCGAAAGACTTAATCACAGATATTCAAACAGGTAGCACAGAACTAGAAGGTCAAGACATTGACTTAGAGGATTTAAATTTAGCGTACGAGCAAGATTTGAATAAAGAAGGAACAGAACAGGAAGCATAGCATGACAATAACACATCACTTAATAGAAATATTAAAAATATATAAAGGTGAGGATTTGTCCCCGATGGATAGCATTGAACTAGATGGATTCGCAAGAGTTATAAAGGACGAAGCAGAGGCTTTAGAGGATAGTTTGGACGATAATGGTAATTACAACGCATCAACAAATGAAAGTGTTGAGCAATCTGACCTTAAAAAACTAGCAGGTATTTAAAAATGAACCTACAGGAAGGATTAAATCACAAAGATATGGTTGGGTTGATTAAACCTACCGTACACATCGATGAGTTCGTTAGTAAGATGGGCAATGACGACGATATTGCTACAGTTAGTTTTTATACTAAAAACAGCAAAGTAGCAGATGATTTAGTTGAATGGTTTGAGAAAGGTTATGACTTTGT